TGCTATGGCAGGTAACATGTCACAGCAAAATGCAGAACAACTATTAAAGAAAGACCCAGACAAAGCACACGAACTACTACTATTAAACAATCATTTGTTCTGGTCTTTTGAATCTACACCAACACTTAAAGATTTAGATGATGAGGTATCAGCCTTTGAAACTGTATGGGGCAGAAGCCCTACTCTTATTGTTGTAGATAACTTAATGGACATAGCAATGGATGGGCATGAAGAGTTCCACGGTATGCGAGCAGCAATGAAAGAACTGAAATACCTTGCTCGTGATACTAACGCTGCACTACTGGTACTGCACCATACTAAAGAAGGCTTCGAGGGTTATCCCTGCCAGCCACGGTCAGCAATCCAGGGTTTAGTCAATCAGATTCCAGCAATGGTGCTAACTATTGGGCAAATGAAACAAGGTGATGATACTTACCTATGCGTAGCACCAGTCAAAAATCGTTATGGCAGAGCAGACCAAACAGGAAACAATTATGTGAGTCTTGCATTTAATCCTGAGTCTATGTATCTAGAAGATGTTATCGTTAGATACCAACAGGAGGGCATGATGTGAGTAATCCACGTAAAGCAAAAGGTTCTAAAGCAGAAGCAGATGTAGTTAAATGGCTAAAAGTAAATGGTTTTCCATATGCAGACCGCAGAATCGCAGGCGCACAATTAGATAAAGGTGATGTAAGCGGTGTCAATGGAGTAACTATTGAAGTAAAAAACCATATCCGTATGGACCTTAGTGCGTGGATTAAAGAGTTAGAAGTAGAAATGAAAAACGATAATGCTTGGACTGGAACAGTCTTGCACAAACGGAAAGGAAAGACTAATGTTAATGAATGGTATTGCAGTATGCCAGCCAGCGTATGGTTGGACCTTATCCATAGGGCTATGAATGGACAATCAAAAGCATAGTATTGCCGAGTATCTAGCATACTTAGGCGCCGCCTTGCCACAACAGGGGCACGGCTGGCGCAAGATTAAATGTCCCTTCCACCAAGATTCACATGCATCTGCTGGCGTTAACTTTGATGAACAAAGATTTAAATGTCATGGATGTGGTGTTGGTGGAGATGTATACGATTTAATTATGGAGAAGGAAGGAGGCACTTACATTGAGGCTATCAAATTCGCAGAGAGCATTTCTCTTACAGGCAACAGAGACATACAAAGCAAGCATTCATCTAGCAACGGATTATCTAGCGAGCAGAGGGTTATCGGTAGAAGAAGTTCAGCGATTTCATCTAGGCGTAGTGGAACATCCATTGCCAGGTCACGAAGGTTACACGGGTAGATTAGCAATTCCTTATGTAACACCATCAGGCGTAGTTGATATTAGATTCAGAACTATGTCAGGTGGCGACCCTAAATATATGGGTATGCCAGGGGCTAAAACAACAATGTTTAACTCACAAGCAGTACTAACAGCAGACGGATATATATGTGTCACCGAAGGTGAGATAGATTGTATAACTGTAGTTGCTAAAACAAATCATCCGTCAGTTGGAATTCCTGGCGCTAACAATTGGAAACCATATTACTCTAAAATATTAGATGATTTTGAAACAGTCATTATCCTTGCAGATGGTGATGCAGCAGGACTAGAGTTCGGAAAAAAAATTACCCGTGAATTGGGTAATGCAAATATAGTTCAGATGCCAGATGGGCATGACGTGAACTCAGTAGTACTAGCGGAAGGGATTGGATTTATAGATGAGCGAATCAAACGAGTCATATCTTAAAGAAGATATCTGGAGTTATATTAAAGAACACCCTAGATTGATTGGTATTCCTTTATCAGATAATAAAGGATTAGATATCTTAAATGCATTACGAGATATCTATGTATTAAAAACAGTTGAATCAAAGAACTCAGGACTTACTCTATTGGCTGAAGTTATATTGGCTGCTGCTGAAGGCAAAGGCAATCAAATAGTAGAAGAAGTTTTAGTTCAAGAAGCAATGATAGATATAGATGACAGCCTAAGGATGGTGTTAGATGAAGGACAGTAGATACGCAGCAGATATTACAGATGAACTTTTAGATATTCTTTATAAGAAACATCAGGACTACGGTCCATTAAACATAGCCCATGCTCCTGGCGGGGCACTAAATGGGCTACGAGTTAGAATGCATGACAAACTAGCCAGACTTAATCACTTAGTTGATAACGGCGACACGCCAAACTACGAAACAATAGAAGATACACTCGTTGACCTAGCAAACTATGCCATAATCGGACTTATGGTACAAAGAGGGCAATGGGCTGGTATTGATTCAGGCAAGGGCTAGGTATTTTTTTTAATGAACGACTCATATACGGAAGAATACGAGTCGCTTGTTGCTGCTCTAGCAAGTGAGTACAACAAAAAGTATCCAATGGTTGAACGGGTAGATATAGCCCAGACATTGTGGCTATGGTTTGTTACACACCCAGTTAAATACAAAGAATGGTCTACCCTTGAACCAAAGGATAAAGAAAAATTAATTGCAAAATCTTTACGCAATGCTGCATTAAAGTATTGTGAAAAAGAAAAAGCCAAGACTAGTGGCTACGAATATATAGATATTTATTACTACAACAGTGCTGTCATAGAAGCATTCTTGCCATCAGTTATTTCAGAATCATATGAAATTCCAACCAAGATAAAAGACTTAGCACAGACAGTCAGTAGGTCAGAGGTATCAGATGGAAACAACTGGCTAGTTCTACGGTCAGATATTGCAGCAGCCTATTACAAACTATCAGAGGCAAAGCAAAAAATTTTACAAGCCAGATTTACAACGGAATTAGGCGAGTGGGCTGATGTAGCAAAAGAATTAGATACAACTGCAGATGGTGCCAGAATGAAAGTGCAACGTGCAGTTGCATCTTTAATTAGAAATCTAGGAGGATGGCGTCCAGAATCTGATGAAGATGTATTACCCAAAAAGAAAGATGATGATGAATCAGGAGAGTAAAGATGTAAGAGATTTATTACATCCTACTGATTATAGCAAAGCAATGGACCTGCGTGGTCAAACACTAGGCACTACATGTGTCTGTGGTTGTGAGGTATTCATAGCCCTCATAGCCTTTGATGAATACAAAGAAATATCTTTTTATTTTCTAGATGGAGAGTGTGCTAACTGTGGTTCAATGGTAACTCTTCCTTATCCAGACGATGTTATTGGACCAGATTGTGATTAACTATGCCAGCATATGATTTTAAATGTCCAGCATGTACAACTATAGTTGAAGTAAATGAAAACATTGCACCACCTTGTCCTACTTGCGCTGAGGTTATGGTTCGTATATGGTCTGCTCCAGCAGTAAAATTTAAAGGTCCAGGCTTCTATTCAACAGGAGGATAATATGGCAACAAAAGAATTAGCAATAGGAAAGTTTTGGCTATCTTTTGGATACAGTTTTAAACGTTTTGGAATAGGTTTTAATATTGATAGATACCATATGGATATTGATTTATTTTTCTTTTGGGTAGGATTAGAATTCTAATCTATGAACGATTATCCAAAATGGGAAGGAAGACCAGCGTGTGAGGGCATTGATACAGAATTCTTTTTTACAGAAGGCAGTTATGATAACTTGCCAATGCTAAAGAGAATATGTAATAATTGTCCAGTGATACAACAATGCTTTGATTACTCAATCAAGTATGCAGTCAGTGGTTACTGGGCAGCAACTACTGAAAACCAAAGAGAAAGTTACAGGAAATTGCATAATATAAAACCTAAACAAGTAGTTCCACTATCAGTTTATGAGATGGGCTAATGAGTAAGTTATCTGATTTTGATTTAGACCTTGCTGTTGGTCATGAAGGTGAGCAACTAGTAAATGATTTACTTACTGGTAGTAAAACAGTAGAAGTAAAAACAGATTTAAAATGGAAAGATACAGGCAATCTGTATATAGAAACAGTATGCTGGTCTCATAATAATGATGAGTGGTATGCATCTGGATTGTCAGCAACAAAGGCTGAATACTGGGCGTTTGTTATAGAAAGTGGTACCCTGTTAGTACCTACAGAAATCCTTAAGAAGGTAGTTGCTCTACGTGGTAGGGCTATTACTTGCAACATCCAACCCAACCCAAGTAAGGGTTACTTGATACGGGTTGATGATATACTTGAAGGGTTAAAAGGTTTATAGGTAGCCTCCTATAAAGCAGAAAAGCCCCCGCTCTGGTTAGGGGAAGACCAGGACGGGGGTTTTCTATGTTCTATGGGGCTTACAGCCCGTTTAAAAGGGGTTAGTTAGAACCCTTGCCAAACTCTGTGGCTTTAGGGTCAAGCCATTTAAGGATTGGTGCGGCAATAGAGGCTACGAACGCAGCAACTAAAGACTTAGCATCAGTGCTTCCAGCCAAGTAGACTGTCAATACAGATGCAAATGCTGCACGTAGGTATGTGCTTGCTACTGCTAGTACTTTTTCTTTCTTCATTACTTACTCCATTTCGGTGTACCAAAGCCAGCAATAAACGGCTTTAGTTTTCTTTTGTTATCTAAACGATAGGCACGAATCTTCTGTGCTACTTCTCCACCATTTCTTTCACTGGCAGATTTCTTCTTATCACCAGATGTGTTGCCTTCAATAGTAGTAACTGTTCCATCACCATTATCTTTAACAACAATTCCAACATGGTCTACTGGATTACCACCAACTGCAAAGTCAAAGAAGGCTAAGTCACCAGGTTTAGGCTTAGCAGTTGCTGCATTAGACCAAGAACCTGTGCCCTTAAATTTCTCTGCACCAAGTGTAGTAGATACCACATTAGGAATCTTTAATTTAACTTGCGCTGCACACCACATAACAAATGAACCACACCATGGCTGAAAGTTTGCTTTAGTAAAAGCACCATACTTTGTTTCGTTATCTTTAGGACCCTCAACAGTTCCTATCTCAGCCTTTGCTACTGCCAGAAAATCATCTACCTGACTCATATTGACATCCATCCCTCATATTTAGCATCTGGATTATCTTTCAACCATTGTTCTCTTAATTTATTTTGGTATTCCCAGTCGATATCATTACTCATTTTTTTAATATTTGTAGTACTAAATCTGTTAAAAATTCAACCTTATCATCTAACTGATTGACCTTGTCTTTTAAAGACGAGCCTCCATTAGGTTTAAGTTCATTAAGATAATGTTTAACCATCCATCTAGTTGCGGTTGCTAGTGCTCCAATAAGGGTGGTTACGGCTACGGCTAATCCAGCCCAATCAGTAGGTGTCATTTTATACTGTCCTAATAGTTATCTCGAGTACTCCTCCAAAACCATCAAATCTTTTATCAGGTGGAGTCATACGGGTGAATGTGATTTGTTCAATAACTGCCTGTCGAGTTTCTCCAGTAGTTAAGTCTTGCCAGGTGATTACGTCACCATTTTGTTCTAGGTCTTCTAATGTTTGAATCTTAGAAAAGGCTCTGCCTTCATAGCCAAACATAGAATTATATCTATCTGTTTCAATATCAAAACAGTAAACTGGGAAACGCATCATGCGCTGACGTGGCGTAGCAATGGTAGCCTTTGCCTGATAACCCTTGAATATTGGACCCTTAGTAGTATCAGTTGCATCTCTAGTTAATACAAACTTATAAGCAAGATATTCTTGTGATGTCTGTGGACTAGATGTTGTTACTTCAATTGGGTCAACTGATGAATTGTATGAAATAACTTCGTATTCAATTCCAGCAGAATCTACTGTTTCTAATGTCATAGAACCATAATCAAAATTTCCACGACCAACTAAACGCTTAAAGTTTTTAGGCTCAAGGGTTCCATAACGGATATTACCTGTAGTTAAATATCCATTTGAAATAAGATTAGTTGATTCAACATATGTATATCCAGCAATAGCCACTGTTCCAGTAGGCGATACTGCAGTAGATGACACATTTGATGCAGTTTTTGCATAAGTAAATGTAGTTGTAGTTGGAACACTAACTACCGTATATTGACCATTAAATGTAGCATCAACACCAGCCACCCAAACAACATCTCCAGCAGTTAAATTATGAGCAGTAGATGTAGTAAGTGTTGCTACGTTTGAGGTTAATGCTTTGTTAGATACTGCATATTCAGTTTTTGCTGCACTACAAAAAGCAATTGTGTCTGTATTACCAAGGAAGGCTACACCTGTAGTTGAATGACCGCTAACTCCCGCATAGTAAAGGTCATTAGCATAGGCAAATCTTAGATTCTCAAGTTCTGCCCCAAGGTCTATACGAGTAATTCCTGGTTCTCCACCAACAGATGTAGCACACCAAATGAATCTATCTCTGCATGCAAAACCATAAACTGGTTGAGTAGTTTCAATAACTAAAGGACCGTATTTAATTGAACCATCAGTATCAGATACATCTGCAATACGGACACCCTTGCTAGTACCAATAGCCATATAACCACCATAGTATTTGATGGTATGAATGATTTCTCCTACTGGCATTTCTGCAGCAACTACAGCAGAAGTTAAAGTAGGCAAAGCACCCGCAGTTGATAATGTAAATTTAAATATAGATGATTGAATGCCGTTGTACCCAGAAATATATACTGCTGGTCCAGAAGATGTTATGCTTGTAAATACATAACCAGATGTTGGATGTGTATATAGCGCTGTAGGCAAAGAGGTTGCCGAACTTGTAAATTCATATACTGCATTATTAAAGCAGGCAATAATTCTTTCTTTTGCAAACTCCATTACTGCATTAGTAACAGTGGTTCCAGTAACATCAAACATCTTTGTGCCAGAAGTTGATGAATCAGCAGTCAATGCTTTTTTATATACAGTTAATTTAGTAGCACCACCAGATGTAACGTTAGTTACCCAATAGGCTGTAGTTCCATCATCACAAATACCAAATACTTTGTCATCTGTGCCAGCATTGTAATCAATAAAATGTGTTTCAGTACCAGCAGTATCAATTTTATCTACATCGTAACCATCGTGTAAAAGAACTCCATCAGTACTGTTCCAGCGAATAGAACGAATCTGTTGGAATGAACGACCATTAGATGCAATTGGAGATGTAGTTATATGGCTAGGGGTTACATCATTAAGTAATGTTACCTGTCCTTTGGTAAATACATCTACGCCTTTGCTATCTGCAAAACGGTTAAGCACAATTTCGCCAGATGTTGGGTCATAAAATTTAATGCCAGTTCCTTTATGAAAGGAAGATTGGCTACGAATCCACCAACCAGTTAGTGATTGCTCACCTGGTTCCTGTTGACTATCAAATTGTTCCTTTTTAAAGGGTGCAGTCTGACGGATATATGGACGATTGTCATTGATGGCATAGATAAATGGGACACCATTTAATGCAACATCGTAGGAAACATCTGTGTTTTGCCAGATAGCAGATGATGAAACAACACCAATGTCAACGGCAATTGCTCTAGCATTACCAGTAGAATCACCACGACCTTCGGTAATATCTCTTGCCATTTATTCTCCTTGTGCTTGTTTGTCCTTTATTTGTTCTTTTAATAACTGCATTGACCAATACAATGAGTAGTAGTCATAGTCCCATATAGTAGTTTTCATATGTTTAGCAATAGCACCAGTGTGTGCATATAGAGGTATCTCAAGGGCTTTGCATTTGCGGAAGAATGAAATATCTTCACCTACAAATTTATCATTCTTTTGGTCATTTTCTGCAAAGAATGAAACTTCAGTGCCATACTTTTCACGAAGTTTAGTTACTACGCTGCGGTGCATAATAACTAATCCCATACCAGCCATATCAATTTTAAGTACTTCATTCACGGGCAAAGGATGATGATACTTAACCGTATATTCATCAACATCATCAAAGATGACAGGCATTGGAATTGGCAAACTGCCATCTGTGTTTTTAGAAATAAAATAAATACCACTCACCATAGGATGAGTCTTACTATCTGCCGTATCGTGCAGTAGTTTCCATATATCTGCATTAATTACTACGTCAGAATCTACCCATAACAACCAATCAGTTTTAGTTAAGTCATACCAATGGTCTAGTAACGCTTGCCTTTGTCTAGCAATTTGATTACCTTGAACTCTAATAGATGTAGATATTGGCATACCAAGTCCTGGTCCAGCCAATACTACTGCAAGTAATCCTTCAGTAAATTTTCCATCAGTCATGCCATTATCGCACCAACCAATAGATACTGTTTCGTCTTTTTTAATCATGTAGTCCCCCTTATGTTTAATTGGTTGAGCAGTTTAAACACATGCTCAGGTGTTTTGTTAAGCAGAAGGTATCGCTACCTGTACCCACTCTTTATTATATTCAGACCATTTCCAGTCATAACCTTCAACTTTATCAGGTTTAGCAATAGGTGCTTCCCATAGATAAGTTGTATAGTTTAATTCCCAAGATGGGTATGGTTGCGGTGGTATAAATACATCAAAATCTTGATTATATTTATATCCTATACCTGCAAAGTTACCCCTAAATGGGGTTTCTCCTTCGGTATGAGTATTAGCAATAGTGTTGTATGAAGTACGCTTACAACGCAATCCCTCAAACCAAGGCAAAGAAGCATAAAATTGTTCCCATGCTTCAGATGAACCACCAACTTGTGTTCCATCTAAATCAGTTTGAATTATGTTTTCATCAACACCAGTAATTACTTGAACAACTGTATTTGTATTATCTATTAACGCATAGTGTGCCATTATGAGAAACTCACATTTCCGCTACCAGCAGTAAATTTTTTGTATGAATAAGAACCATTTGTTCCTGTTGCATCAGCAGTTAAGCCAGCACCAACAGTAATTGAGCCAGCAGATGTTAGCCAACGAAGGATTACTACACCACTACCGCCAG